CGCATAGCGGGTGACCCTTACCCACCCCCACCCACCCTGCCAATGTTACTACCATGTATTTGAGAAGTTCGTGACTCTATCCTACTTTTTTGTATGTTCAATAACATTATTATTTTATACAGGTTCGTCTTGGACGGTACATGGGGAACCAATACAGCATAACGGTGAGTGATGAAACACACTTGATATTGAAGAAAGCCAAGGAAGATGGGTACAAGGTTAGCCAACTGATCGACGTGGCCGTGAAGACGTTGGGGCGTGAGCAGCTGCTACGTCTCCGCCACGTGTGGAAGTCGTACGAGGGGGACCACGAATGACTGAAAGAGAACTTAGAGCAGACGAAGAACATCCATGCAAGTGCGATGACAAGTTCACAATCTTGTCAAATGAAGACTTTGAGCACATCAAGCGAGATTACTATGAGGCTACTCGATACTTCTTTTGCAGAAAGTGTGACTGCTCATGGAAAAGAATTACTTGGTGCGTCGGTCAACATGCGCGCATTGTGATCCAGGAGGAACCACAATGAACCGACGTGTTCGCAAACTCAAGAAGAAGATGCGTCGTTTAGATTGGTGGGAACGAATTATTCTCATGGATTGGAATAACGCATGGTACGCCGATCGTAAACAACAACAAAGGGAAGAAGAGGAATGAAAGCTACGTGCGCGATGTGTGGATGGGCTGGCGATGTCCCCGACATGGCGTTGAGGATGGCGCCAGTCTTAGCGTTCTTTAACCCAAAGTGGGGACGTCGCAAGTATTGCCCAGATGTCTGGGTGTGTGATGTGTGCGCTTCAAAGATACGGGATTAAGCTGATGCCAAGTTGAACAGCTTCGAAGCCACCGACCAAACCGAGAGTGAGAAAGGAAACAATAACGTTGAGCTTAATCATGCCTTCGAGGTTGGAGTCTTTTTCTTGACGACGTTCTTCACGTGCCATCAACCACTCGGCAAACCGGGTTGTCTTCGAGGAGCGAGCTTCAGTTTCAGTTTCAGTTTCAGTGGTCATATGACAAACCTCCCCACGTTGTACACTGGGAGTATTCCGGGACCTGGTATCTTTGATGGTGGCCCTGGTTGTAGCAATGGAGCAAAGGCGAAGAAAGCAGCTCCGGCAAACACGCCAATAGCCAAGGGCTGAGGTATGCGAGTTGCTTTGACTGCTGCCAAAGATTTCTTTGGAGAAAACACAACGTCCTTAACGCGCTCTTGAAGCTCGTATTGAAACGGACTGTAATAGAAGTCCACGTGCATCAATCCTCATCTGGTGATTGTTGTAGATCGTAGCTCCGCTTAAGTCGCATGAGGTATTCAAACTCAGGTTCTTCCTTGGGTACTGCTTGAATGAGATAACGTGCAGGTTGGACGTTGATGTTGGCGGCAGCTCCCAATGTAGCTGCGTCAATCAAAACAATTCGATAACAATAGATTCGATCGCTGGCTGTTGGTGCCATTGAGCCTGATTGTTCGTCCAATGCCAGCATTGCCATGCGCGCTGTGGTGTCCAAATCTAATGTGTACCTACGCGTACGTGAGTAAAGCACATGCTCGTAGTTGAGTTCAGAACCGGGATAGCCAAGGCCACGTACACTCAAGTTACCTAACAGTAGCAGATCGGATGTGTCAATTGGTATACTAGTCATGATGTCGTAAAGAATGTAGTTGTCGCCTGCAGCTCCAGTGATTGCAGGAACCCCGGATTGTTGAACGGCCATTCCCTCGAAGAAAATTGTTTCATCGTCCATGGCAAGGCCAGCCAAATCAAAGTAGTTTTGAGACACATATAATCCGTTAGTTGGTGAGGTCCATCCAGAGCTTACCAGGGAGCGATCAATTGTACCGGTTCCGCCAGCGATCGTGACGAACAAAGCGTCATGATACTTTGCTAATGTCTTCACTTCTTACCCCCCTTTTTCTTAGATCCTTTCCATGACTTGGCAGCTCGCTTGAACAACGTCGCATGAGGGGTCTTCGGATGTTTCTTCTTCAGACGTGCGAGTTCTTTCTTCATGTGTTTGTTGTATGCTGATGGTGCGCGCTTGGCAACCTTGACGGCTTTCTTGACAACGGCTTTACCGGCTTTTTTGGCCTCAACCTTTGCCTGGGTTTTTGCACCCTCTGCAAACATAGCTCGGATTTCTTCGAGCGTACCTTCAATTTTAACCAAGGGAATCACCCTCAGTTGTCAGCGGCGGTTGACTGGATCGCAATGGCCATGAAGTCCTTGGCAGACAAGGAAACAATTGAGGCGTTGACACGAACAGTGACGTTGATCGCTTGGCCGCTTTGCACAGCAGAGGATCGGCCAGTGACATACAATTGGTCGTTGACCACAAACCGACCATCATCGCTACCTTTGCCAAAGTTGTCAGGGAACATGTCGGCATCTCGTGCCAAAAACGCATCGATGTCGTAATTGAGTTTGGCAGACGAAATCAATGAGCGGTCGTCGGCAAAGACGAGACCGCCACGGTTTAGGTCAGACAATTGCACGTTGATTTCACCAGAACCGCCCATTGCAGCTACCGTGGTGGTTGATGCTGCAGTGCCTTGAAAAATGTAATCGACGGAATGCACTTGAATGGCTTGACGGTCGCCAACGTCCACGTAGCTTCCAAGGTCAATGGTTGCAAACGTGTCAGTCGCAGGGGCACTGATCGTTAGTCGTTCTGTAAGCGTAAACATCGAGGTCTTCTTGGTTGCCATTGTAATCATCTCTGGGGTGGTCGGGGGTTTTCTTGGTTAACTGAGCAGCGAGCCGGCTCCCCCGACCGTCCCAAACTAACGATGCGCCGGTACTTAATCCAGCACCTAATCTTCTTTACTCTCACAGCGCCGTCACCGCGCTCTATCGCATAGCGGGTGACCCTTACCCACCCCCACCCACCCTGCCAATG